AATAACTTTTCGGTAAAATCCTTATACTTATATGGACACACCGCGTGTATAGAGGTGTACACGTAAAACTTAACCGTAAAACAAATAAATAATTAACTTTTAAATTTAAACATTATGGGATTAGACATTTCAGCAATTAGAGGCAGATTAAACAAACTGCAAAACACACAAAGAAAATCTGACTTACTTTGGAAACCAAAACCAGGTAAAACACAAGTTAGAATCGCACCTTACAAGTTCAACAAAGACAATCCGTTTATTGAACTTTACTTTCATTACAACGTAAATAACAAAACTTATCTTTCACCACAATCATTTGATAGACCAGACCCTATTGTAGAGTTTGCGGATAAACTAAAAAGAATGGGTGATAAGGATGATTGGAAAGCTGCAAAAGCAATGGAGCCAAAACTTCGTACGTTTGTACCAGTTATTGTACGTGGTGAAGAAGATAAAGGTGTACAATTTTGGGGATTTGGAAAAACTGTATATCAAGAAATTCTTGGTTACATAGCAGACCCTGATTACGGTGACATTACAGACCCAAAGACTGGTCGTGATATTACAATCGAGTATGTATCAGCAGAAGATGGTGGTACATCATATCCAACAACAACTATTAGAGTAAAACCGTCTACATCACCTATTGTTGATGATGAAGAAAAAGCGGTAGAACTTATAGAAAATCAAACCGAAATTACAGATTTATATTCTGAACTTTCTTATGATGAACTAAAAGGTGTACTTGAAAGTTGGTTAAATCCTGACGGAAGTTCTTCTTCTGAACAGGAAACCGCTCAGAAGCCAGTAAGTGAGGTATTATCTACTAAAAAACCTACGGAATCTGTACCGGAAAAATCAAAAGTTACTACAGCGCCTACATCAACTACAAAAACTGATGATGTTGGTAAAGCTTTTGACGATTTATTTAATAACTAATAACAACAAATGGCGAAGAAGAAAAAGAATGATGATAAAGAAATCAATCTTGCAGACATTCTCGCAACTGAGTTAAACAAACAGTCTAAATCACAAAAAGTTGCATATTTCCTAAATGAAAACGATTCACCTACGAATGTAGAAGATTGGATATCATTTGGATGTGCAACTTTAGATATAGCTGTTTCAAATAGAGCACATGGAGGCTCACCGGTTGGTAGAATCGTAGAAATAACAGGATTAGAACAGAGTGGTAAATCGTTACTTTCAGCACATTTATTAGCATCAACACAACAACAAGGTGGTATTGGTGTACTAATAGATACTGAAACAGCGGTAAGTAGAGATTTTTTAGAGGCAATCGGTGTGGATGTATCTAAACTTCTTTATGTATCAGCGGACTCGGTTGAAGAAATCTTTGAGTATATTGAAACTATTATCGGTAAAGTACGTGAAACGAGTAGAGATAAATTAGTAACAATCGTAGTAGATTCTGTTGCGGCGGCTTCAACAAAAACTGAAATCGCGGCCGATTATGGAAAAGACGGATATGCTACGGATAAGGCTATTATTATTTCTAAGGCTATGAGGAAGATTACGAATATGATTGGTAGACAAAAAATATCATTAATATTCACAAATCAGTTACGAGCTAAGATGAACGCTATGTTTGGTGATCCTTGGACTACAAGTGGTGGAAAGGCTTTGGCATTTCACGCTTCAGTACGTTTGAGATTGAAGAATATGGGTCAAATCAAGGTTGGTGATAGGACAGTAGGTATGAAAGTACGTTGTCAAGTTATAAAAAACAGAATGGGGCCACCATTAAGGGCGGCTGATTTTGAAATATATTTTGATAGAGGTGTTGATAACTATGGTTCTTGGTTAACTGTAATGAAGGATCACAATATTGTTAAACAAGGTGGTGCCTGGTATACATATGTAGACGAGACAACCGGAGAAGAATTTAAATTTCAATCCAAAGATTTTCCTGATTTAATGAATAACAATCCTGAATTACAAGAGCAGATATATTTAAAAATATGTGAAGCAACTATTTTAGCATATAAAGATAATACATCTTGGGATCCCGATGCTGTTACAATAGACACAAAGGGTGCTGGAATAGATGATTAATTAAAAATAGAGTGTAAAAGATACCGGTACGATTTTTCCTACCGGTATTTTACTCTATAACCAAAACGTTATAATGAAAGAATTATATAAAAACATATTAAATTCAGTAGAAAATGAACGTGAAACTAACTCTAATCGAAGTAAAAATTCAAGAGTATTAATCGTTGATGGTCTGAATACCTTTATTCGTTGTTGGTCGTCAATACCAACTATGAATGATAATGGTGATCACGTTGCTGGTGTAACGGGGGTTTTAAAATCAATCGGTTATGCAATCAAACAAGTTAATCCTACGCGGGTTATTATAGTTTTTGATGGTAAAGGTGGATCACGAAGTAGACAAAAGAAATTCGGTGGATATAAAGCACAACGAGATAAGAATAAATTACGAGTAAACAGACAGTACGCTGATTTACTAAATGATGAAGATGAACGTGAGTCTATGAAAAGACAATACGTTTGGTTATCAGAATTATTACACGTACTTCCTGTAACAACAATGATTTATGATGGAGTAGAGGCAGATGATGTTATGGCATACATAGCAACTCAACTTCTTAAAGAAGATGAACAGGCAGTATTAATGTCAACCGATAAGGATTTTTTACAATTAGTTGACGGTAAGACCATAGTTTGGTCACCAACAAAAAAGAAAATTTACAATAATAATAGAGTAAAAGAGGAATTTGGTATGGAATCCAAAAACCTTTTATTATATAGAGTGTTAGATGGTGACGTATCTGACAATATCCCAGGCGTTAAAGGTTGTGGAATTAAAACTTTAGTCAAACGTTTTCCGGAAATAACAGAATCCAAGAAATTAACAGTAGAGGATTTATTGAACTTGGCAAAAACCAAAAATGAAGAAAGGATTGCCGGAAAAGAGAAACCAATTAAGTTATACAAAGATATTATAAAGGCAGAAGAACAAATTTTAATGAATCGTGAATTAATGCAACTTGATGATCCTGATATTAGTGGGGTTATTAAAATGGATGTATTAACAAGATTTGATGAAGAACTAAATTCTCTTAAAAAGATTAAGTTTTTTCAAGTATGTGTTAAGTATGGTATTATGAATGGATTTGGTAATGACGTAAACAATTGGTTAAGAGAAACATTTGAAACTTTGATAACCGATAAATAATATTTTGTTAATAACTTATACAATTATCAAAGTTTTTTTATCAAAGTTTTATATTTATACATAGATGGGACGAAAAAAGAAATATCATACCGAAGAAGAAAAGAGAGAAGCAAATCGTAGAGATTTTAAACGTTGGTACGAAAAAAATAAGGAATCCCTTAATGAAAAACGTATGAAGGCATACTATGAAAAAAATGGGAATATACAAAATAACTAACCCAGTTGGTGAAATTTATATAGGACAGACAGTTGATTATGAACGTAGATTAAAAACATATAGAAAAAATAGATGTATAACTCAACCAAAATTATATGATTCTTTTTTGAAATATGATATTGAATTGCATATTTTTGAATTTATTGAAAGTTGTTGTGAAGATATGTTGAATATACGTGAACGACATTGGCAAGATTTATATGATGTTGTATCGTCTGGTCTTAATTTAAAATTAACTAAGACAACCGATCGGAGTGGAAGATATTCAGAATCTTCTATCGAAAAGATGAAAGGGTCAAGGGAATGTATGTCTGGTTCTAATAACCCATTTTATGGCAAGACACATACGGATGAATCTAAGAAACTTATTTCTGAAATGGGTAAGGGTAGGATCGTATCTAATGAAACACGATTAAAGATTAGTAATACCATGAGTGGTATGAAAAATACCAAAACCCACAATAAGAATATATCAAATGGTCTTATTGGACATATTGTTACTGATGAAACAAGAAAGAAGAAAAGTGAATCAATGAAAAAATATCATCAAAATAATAAACACCCGATGGAAGGTAGACTACAGTCGGAAGAAACACGTAAAAAAATAAGTAGTTCTCAAAAATTAAGGATATTAAAAAACAAAAATAATGACGAATAATAATGTAGATACACTCAATCGTTATGGCCATTCGTTTCAATCAAAAGTTATAACAGCAATACTCGTTGATTCTAAAATACTAGAACAACTTTCAGATATAATTACACCGAATTTCTTCGAATCCGAGGCTAACAAATGGTTGGTATCAGAAATAATTGAGTATTACGATATATATAAAAAGACACCAACACTTGATGTTTTTAAAGTAAAGGTTGCCCAATTAGAAGATAATGCGATATTAAAGAAAACGGTTATAGACCAATTGCGTAATGTATTTACACAAGTTGGTAATGTTGATATTGATTATATTAAAGATGAATTTACTTCATTTTGTATAAATCAAAATTTAAAACAGGCTATATTAAAATCGGTAGATTTACTGAAAATTGGTGAATATGATAAGATAAAGGAACACGTTGATAAAGCAATGAAAGTTGGTACTAATGTTGATTTAGGACACGATTACATTGAAGATTTTGATGAAAGAGCTACCGAAGAAAATCGTAGTACCTGTCTCTTATACACATCTCCGAGCCCACGAGACGTAGAGGAATCTCGTATGCCGTCTTCTGCTT